TCAACATAGCAGACGGCTCAGATAATATCGTAGATGGATCTGATAATATAATTGATTAAGGAGAAACATTATGGCTGATAAGCAGTTAATGGCAGCACTACATGAGGCAGCAAAAATAGCACAGATCCGAGCCGATTTGCATCTGGATGACGACCGTGAGGCTTACACTCTCAAGGGTCACAACCCCACGATGAAAATGGAGATCGAACCTGCTGGGCAGTCTGCTCAAATGCAAGTAATAGATCTAACTAGTGGGCATCCAGTGGCAAGCATGGAATACTTCAAGACCACAAAAGAGTTTATCTTCTCCTTATCTGACCCGGGTAGTGGGGTAATCAAGGCCCAGTTTGAGATCAAGCAGGATGGTAAGGCTTATATCGGTAGTCACGCCATAGCTACCGAGGCATTTGTTGAGGACACTGCCGGCCTTGGTGGACTCTTCCAGTTTCAGTACAGGGTAGCTATTGCAGCAGCGAATACAGCAGCAGCGAAACACATCGCCTTCAAGCAGGTCGGTACGACTCCGAACGAAATCTACAAAACAACGACTACCTTGTATGTCCACAAGAAGGACAAAGGGGCGAACGACATGTCGCTGTTTTTGGATGCCATAGACGACGGTGACTACTTCAATATTCACGACAACAACAACATCAACCAGTTCGTCTCTTTCGACGTTACCGGTAAGCCAGTCAAGACAGGCGACGTCTATGCTATCCCGGTTTCTTGGTACGCTGAGAATGGTGCTTTTAACAATGACGAGATTGTTAATATTCACTGGAAACAACACGGTGCAGGAACCGTAGGCCCTGCTGGCCCGAAAGGTGACAAGGGTGATACTGGCCCTGCTGGTGCTAAAGGTGACAAGGGCGATACTGGGACTGCAGGAGCAGCCGGAGCAAAGGGTGCTAAAGGTGACCCGGGAGTTGCTGGCCCCACTGGCCCCACTGGCCCTGCTGGTGCTAAAGGTGCTAAAGGTGATCCGGGAACACCGGCTCCTGCTGATGCAGTGACTTCCACAACTGACACAGTGAAGAAAGAGACTCGGATCAATAAGATGGTATCAATGGCTCAGGCTGACTACGATGCTCTGGCTACCAAAGAAGCCGACAAACTGTACATCATCGTCTAAGGAGTGAGCCATGGCAAATAAATTTGAGATCAAAGTCTGGAGTCCGACAGCACCAACGGTGAAATCTGTTGTCGGTGGAACGATTGTAATCACTGATAACGGTGATGGCACATTTCAGCTCACATCTGCAGACACAATTACCACTTTCCAAATGGACGCAAACAAGTCAGATATTACTAAGATTGAAATCATAACTGAAGAGTTGACGTCATTAAACAACACGTTTGACCGTTGTATCAATATGACCACTTTTATAGCTCCTAGCTCTGCATTTTCTAAAGTAACTAACTTTACCAGTGCTTGGGGTAACTGTAGCGGACTAACAAGCTTTCCCCTAATAGATACTTCAAAAGGAACTGACTTTACCAGTGCTTGGAATGGCTGCGTTAATCTAACAAGTTTTCCTAAGTTGGATACTTCGCAAGGAACTAGTTTTAACTATACTTGGAATAGTTGTGGTAGATTAGCAAGTTTCCCTAAACTAGACATCTCAAAAGGGACTATCTTCTCTTTTACTTGGTATAGCTGTAGAAGATTAGCAAGCTTTCCTCTGCTAGACACCTCTAAAGGGACTAACTTTAAGTATACTTGGGGTAATTGTACTAAGCTTAAATGTATGCAGCGGGTAGATACATCCTCAGCAACACTAACAATAGGTATGTTTAACGACTGCACTTCTCTCTGTAGACCAAACGCTGCTGAGCAAGCTCAGATAGCACAGACACCGGGGATTAATTGGATATCTGATGTCCCTGCTGGGGAGGACTGTTGTCCTCCTCCTCCTAAATTCAATATCAAAGTCTGGAGTCCGACAGCACCAACGGTGAAAGATGTGGCGGGGGGAACGATCACCATCACAAACAACGGTGACGGCACTTTCCAATTAACATCCGGTGACACGATTACCACCTTCCAAATGGATGCAAACAAGGCTCACATCACTAAAATTGAGATCATAGCTGAAGAGCTAACGTCATTAAACAACACGTTTAATGGCTGTTGGGGTATGGTAGATTTTGTAGCCCCAAGTACTGCATTTTCTGGAGTAACTAACTTTGACCATGCTTGGGGTGATTGCAGTAAATTAACAAGCTTTCCTCTAATAGATACTTCAAAAGGAACTAATTTTAGCTATGCTTGGCATCACGGCAGTAAATTAACAAGCTTTCCCCTAATAGATACTTCAGAAGGAACTGACTTTGTCAGTGCTTGGAATGGCTGTTATGTTTTAACAAGCTTCCCTTTACTGGATACTTCAAAAGGGACTAACTTTAAGTATGCTTGGAGTGACTGCCGTGAATTAACAAGTTTCCCTGCCCTAGATACTTCAAAAGGAACTAATTTTAGCAATGCTTGGCGGAGTTGTATCAAATTAACAAGCTTTCCTTTATTGGATACTTCTAAAGGGACTGATTTTAATAGTGCTTGGAGGGCCTGTAGCGAATTAACAAGCTTCCCTGCCTTAGACACTTCTAAAGGAACTGACTTTGGTGATACTTGGTCTTATTGTGCTAAACTTAGATGTATACAGAGAATAGATACAACTTCAGCAACTAGCATAAAAAATATGTTTAACTATTGTCCTGCACTATGTAGACCAAACGCTGCTGAGCAAACACAGATAGCAAAAACTCCGGGGATTAATTGGGTATCAGACGTCCCTGCTGGACAAGACTGCTGTACGTGGAGTCCGGCAGCACCGCCAGTGTTCCTCGGTGACAAGCAAGTGAAAAAGATGTACCTTGGATCCAAGGAAGTGAAGACTGGGTTAACTCATTGATAACGGGGAATGATGTGACAAAAAGAAATCTGGATGCTATATTTACTTATCACCGGCCCAATGAAGAGCAACAATGTAAGTATGTCAAACTAAGGGCTAAAGCAAAAGAACTTGCCACCATGATAGAGGACTTGTGTCCATCAAGTATGGAGAAGTCCGTAGCTATGATAAAGACAGAGGAAGCTATTATGTGGGCGAATGCTGCTATAGCACGGGAAAAGGAATGAGAGCGTTAGCTATTCTGATATTGGCATCCGTTATTTTCTTGGCGGCTTGTCACATAATTGAGATTAACATGGTGCAACGTGCTGTGTTAGACTCTGGTGACGGAACATCTGATGAGGTGCGAAGCAGTATCTCTAAACCGGAGAGCGAAAAGTACGACCTTATCGCTCCCATAAAATAGGAGGAAGACATGAAAAAACTACTTATCATGATCATCATTTTACTGATGCCAATGGTGGCTTTTGCTTACCCGGTGTCCAATGGAGAATCGGTCTACCTGACCCACGGAACGGATGCCACCTTCGATGTCTTTGCTTCTGATGGGTATCGGTATTCCACCTTCTGTCTGGAGAAGGATGTCTACCTGAGCCTTAATACCGACTACGATGCAACCATTGACCCGATTGTTCTGGCATCCGGTGCTGCTCTGTCTGAGGGTGCAAGATTGACCTATGGTGCATACCTTGCTGGTGCGCTTGGTTCATATACCAAAACAGAGATTCAGGATGCCATCTGGCAGTTTCAAGGGTATGCAGGTTCAAGTAACTCGGTGTTCAATTTATCTCTCGTTGATTACGGTGCAGACGTTGCGGTCATGAATCTGTGGGAAGGGTGCTGCGATAAGCAGTCTCAGTTGATTGGAATGTATGAGCCGGGCGATGAGCCATCTCCAGTTCCTGAACCAGCATCAATGGTTCTGATGGGAATGGGTCTGGTTGCGCTCGGACTCAGAAAGAAATTCAAAAGTTAATAGAACCGTGTTGTAGAAAAATTAGCGGAACCGGGTTATAGTGACATTCATTACTCGGTTCCGCTTTAATATTTAAGAGTGGTGGGGATGACCTTTATGGAGTTCACCACCACAACATAGGAGTCACTGATGGGTTCTTTGAGCAAATGTCTCACCGTGAACGATTGTCCTCCCTCGATTGCTAAACAAATCCGTAAATTACAAAAAGAATATCTGGCTGACGGTTACACCGGTGCAGAAGCTACAGCAAAAGCTGTCCAAGACGTCAAAAATCAAACAGCGTCTCACCGGGACAACATTGTCAAGCAGATCAATGAACAGCTCAAAACAGAACATCCTGATCTGATTCCTAAGACAGAGCATCCTGCCATTGAAGGGGTGCGCAAGGAGACCGGGGAAGAGAATATTCGTCAGGTTGATCCCACCAGCGAAGAAGCCCAGACCGTGGTGAAGCTGGCTAAGAAGTTCGGTAAGAAAGTTGTGTTTTTCTCTGGAAGCAACAAGGCCAACGGTTTCTTCAAGGAAAAGTATAGCGACACATTGTTCATCAATATTGACTCTCCTCACATGCTTTTATTTACTTTTGGTCACGAACTGACTCATTCATTGAAAAAAGATAGTCACGGGCTTTACCTGAGACTGTTTCAATCTCTGTCCGGTCACGTCAACGACTTCGACAACTTCATGAAGGATCTTAATGAGAATAGGGTTAAACAGGGTCTCCCTGAACTGGATGCACTTGGTGCTGCCGAAGAGTTCTTTGCCGACTTTTCCGGGGAGCAATTTGTTGATCCGAAGTTCTGGAAGAAACTACTCAACGAAGATCAACCTCTGTTTGCGAAGGTTGTAGAGTTATTTCATAAATTGGTGGGTGATATCACCGGGAAACATTTTCGTGCAATCAATAAGGCACAGGACGTTCTGAATGATGTGCTTAAAGAGTATCTGATCACCCCGAAAGAAATCCCTGAAGATTTTGTCGATTTCGAGGAAACAAAATTCAGTAACAAACCTGTCCCTAAAAATTTCACCATGAAACAGACTCTCGATGGGAGCTATGATGCGTTTGCTGGGAAACGAAGAATAGCAAATGTCACACTGATGCGCCCGGACAAAACCAAGCCCAATGAAAGAGCATCCTTCATGTCCTCAGTGCGTGAAAGTTATCAGCGCAGGGGGATTGCTACCGCTCTTTATGATTACATTGAAGCCGACCTTCTCAAAAAGAATCAGAAACTTGTTCCCAGTACTACATTGACTGAAGAGGGATTTGCCTTCTGGAAAGAGAGAAACCCTTCTGCACTCGGTGAGAGTATGCGGTTGAACAGAGAAGAAT